CGTATACGTGACCATGATGAACCTTTACAACCAGGTGAGTTCAGAGATGTTGATGTAACAGGACAATCTATTAAAGAGTCTTTGTTGCCATTACCATACAAAGAACCATCACAAGTTTTATTTGCATTACTAGGTTTTGCCGTTGATGCAGGTAAATCTTTTGCAGCAATTGCTGATATGAAAATGGGTGAAGGTAATGAACAGAATCCTGTTGGCACAACATTAGCATTACTAGAACGTGGCACAAAAGTCATGAGTGCAATACAAAAAAGATTACACTTTTCTCAAAGAAAAGAGTTTAAATTATTAGCAAGTTCAATCAAAATGTTTACACCACCATCGTATCCATATCAAATTATTGGTGGTAACAGAATGATTAAACAAGCTGACTTTGATGATCGTGTTGACATTATACCCGTTAGTGATCCTAATATATTTTCTATGTCACAACGTGTTATGTTGGCTCAACAACAATTACAATTAGCGCAATCTAATCCAGCATTACATAATATTCGTGAAGCATACAGACGTATGTATCAAGCAATGGGTGTTGATAATATTGATGCCATATTAAAACCAGATCAAAATCAACCAGCACCGATGAGTCCAGCTGTAGAAAACGCAATGGCTATGAAAAGTAAACCATTAAAAGTATTTCCACAACAGGATCATCAAGCGCATATGAAAGCACATGCTGAGTTTATGTTTACAAGAATGGTTCAAATCAATCCACCATTGTATGCTATGTTACAAGCGCATATGTCAGAGCACATTGCAGCAATGGCTGGTATGCAAGTACAAAAACAATTTGCTGAACAAGAACAAAAATTACAAATGGCAATGCAACAAAGTCAAATGAATCCTCAAATGATGCAACAATTACAAATGCAAGCACAACAAATTGCTATTGAAAAAGCAAATGCAATTGCAAAAATTGAAGCTGAAATAACAACTCAATTAGCACGTGATGAGGAAGAAAGAACCAAACGTGAGCAACAAGATCCACTTGTTAAACTAAAACAACAAGAAATTGATTTGCGCGCAGCAGAAGTTATGTCTCGTCAACAAGATATGCAAACTAAAACAGTTATGAATGCAGCTAGACTTGACATGGATCGTGATAAGATAGAAGCTGACACTACTATTAAATTAATGGAAACAGCTGATCGTATTGATGATAGAGCTGCAAAAAATGCTTTGAGTAATTTAAAAGAAAATGTTTCTTTGACAAAAGAAGCTATGAAAAATGAACCAACAGTGAGGAGAAATGTCAGACGAAATAAACAAAGTCAAGAAGATCAGTGATTCTATGCAAGAAATAGATGAACTTGCAAAAGCTTTATCTAAAAGATCTGAAGATAAACTATTGGTGTGTGCTGCTTTATTAGCTGTAACTAGACAACATTATGTTGAAACTTTAGGTGAGGAACATACTTCCTTTATCTTTCAATCTGTTGTAGAGTCCTTCGATTATTTAAACGGTTATGGGGTCGATTTAGACGCTCCCGTAACAATACACTAGGAGGTAATATGAAATTATTGCAAGACCTATGGGCACATTTAAAAGAATGGAGTGATTGGGGTATGAAAGACTGGATTAAAGCCGGTATAGTAGCCGTAATTGTTCTTGTTGTCCTACAGTCAATGATAGGTGGTTAATGAAACCTTTCGTTGACAGACAAAGAAAATATATGGAAGCTCAAAAGGCTGCACGTGATGAGCGTGCAGCTGAAGAGCGTAAATTCATGACAAGCTTCAATCCGAACACAGCGGATAGAAAAGATTTTACAAGATTTAGAGAAAATTTAAAAGAACAAGCTTTAAGAGCTGTTGGACCTACACAAGGTGGCATACTATCTTCGTCACAAGGTAGAGCTTTAGATAAGTTATATCACGAACCATATAGAAAAATGATGGGTATGTACATGCGTACTAATCCAAAAGACTACGCAGAAAACTTTCCTATATCATTTGGTATACAACGAGCAATACCGTTTGCAGCAGAAAAAGCAATGGGTGCGATGACAGGCATACCATTTTTAGGTGAGATGTTACCAAAGAGAACAAATGAATTATTAGGTGATTTAAGTTACTTAGATTACAGACCAAATAGATTAATGAATTTACCAGAGGGTTTTGCTTTTGATGATGGTAATGAAGCCTTACTAGAACTTATTGAACAAATAAATCCATATGAAGCAAATTATAGATCTTTTTTCCCAATGCAAGTGCCAGATTATTTTTATCAGTTTATGGATGATGAAATGTTACCATTTATTATGGGTATGAAATAATGAGTGCTAGGGAGAGATATAGAGCGAGACAAGGCAGCACTCCAGGCACCACGTATGGATACGCTGGAATGGGAGCAAGCAGTTCGCAAGTAGATCCTACTAATCCTACAATTGCACAATCAATAGACGATAGAAAAACAGCATATGAAAGTATGCGGGATGCAGGAATGTTAACACCAAGTGTGTCTGGTATTAGTCTTTACGATAAATCACCTGTCATTTATGATGAAGGAACTAGTAGTCAAGATATTATAGACACTGATGATCCAGCAGATATTGGTGGTCAACAAGTTGATTTAACTGGAACTAAAGTAGATGGGTTAACACCTTTTTATACTACATATGCTGAAGATGCAGTTAACACTGGCAACATTACAGAAGACGTTTACAGATACGCTATAAGTCAAGGTAAAACAAATGAAGAGGCACAAGCTCTTGTTAGTCAAGCAAACGCAGAATTAAATAAACTTGTTTCACAATATAGAGCTGGTGACAAAGTAGGATTAGATGATTTTCTTGCTGGTTATAATCCATTTTTTAAAAGTATTTTACCACAAACCATGTATGGAGAAGGTATAGGAGTAGGTGGATTCACTGGTTCAGACACAGGTTATGTAGGCCTTGAAGATGAAACCGGTAGATTTTTTAAAATACAAGATCCAACACCCAACATACTAGCAAATAGAAGTGGATTCGGCGGCGGTGGAGGTGGTATGTCTTTTGGTGGAGGCTCAAGTTATGCAGCTGGTATTGGTTCAGGTTTATTTGGGAGACCTAAACAATTAGGTGATGCAGAAAAGATACCAGGACAATTACGTTTACTTCAGTACATGGTTAATGTACATAGAGGTAATCCATATACAAAAATGGCCATGCGTAAAAAAGACGGTGGCTTAGCAAGCATAGTAGGAGATTAACATGTGGCAATTATTAGCAAAACCATTATTAGGCGTAGCCGTAGATGGAATCAAAGGCTTTGTAGAGACTAAAAAATTAAAGGGTGAAGTGAAGATAGCTCAAATACAGGCAGAAAAGAAAAGAAACGAAGACATAGCGGCAGGTAAAATTAAATGGGAAGCATCAGCTGTAGATCAAATGAAAGGAAGCTGGAAAGATGAACTAATTTTAATTTGCCTATTGGCGCCAGCAATTGCAGTCTTTGTGCCTGGTTGGACACCACACATAAAAGCTGGATTTGAAGCCTTGCATTCTTTACCAGATTATTATAAACATTTACTATATTTGGCATGCTCAGTAAGCTTTGGGGTCAAAGCTGGTCCTGCAGCAATGTCATTATTTAAAAAGGGGAAATAACTATGAAAGAAGTAGACAAGAAAAAAAATCCAGGTTTAGCTAAACTACCTACTAAAGTTAGAAACAAAATGGGTTACAAGAAAAAAGGTGGCAAGGTTGTCGCTAAGAAAAAAGGTGGCGCTATTAAAAAAATGGGTGGCGGCATGATGAAAGATGATAAAATGATGGGCTACAAAGTTGGCGGTTTAAGAGAAGCTGCAGCTAAATTAAAAGCTCAGAAAATGAGAAGAGGGGGCATAAAGAGAAAATAATGGGTAAACTATGTCCTAAAGGTAAAGCAGCAGCAAAACGTAAATTTAAAGTATATCCAAGTGCATATGCTAACATGTACGCTAGTGCTGTATGTTCTGGCAAAGTAACACCTGGTGGTAAAAAGAAAAAAGCTGCTGGTGGTTACAATAGCAATGGCATATCACAATCTAGAAAAAAGATTTCTGGTCAAAGAAAAGTAAATTTTGGAAATGGTGGTAGTGCTAGTATAGTTGCAGCTGGTTGTGGTGCTGTTGATCCTAGTAAAAGAAAACAAACAAAACTATTTACTTAATGGCAAAAAAGGGCCTTAGATCTTGGGTACAAGAAAATTGGGTAGACATAGCCAATAAGAAACCAGATGGATCATATCCTAAATGTGGTAGATCTGGTGGTGAGAAAAGGAAAAACTATCCTAAATGTGTGCCAATAGCAAAAGCTAGAGCCATGAGCAAAGGTCAAAAAGCATCTGCTGTAAAAAGAAAACAACAAGCTTCTAACACTGGACCAAAACCATCGAATGTAGCGACGATAAAGAAAGCTGCTGGTGGTTATATTGGACCAAACATATCTGGATCTTATGATGGTGTAAAACTATCTAATCCTAGTTATAGAAGTTATTATGCGGGTAGAATTAAAGAATTTCCTAGTTTTAAAATAAAATGAAAAAGACCAAAGTAAAAAAAGTAAAAAAAGTTGTATCAGCTTTAAAAAAAGCATCTAAAGCTCACGCAGGACAAGCTAAAACTTTAAGTAAAATTATAAAGAAAAAGTAATGGCAACACCAGCTTGGCAACGAAAAGAAGGTAAGAGTAAATCTGGTGGGTTAAATAGAAAAGGAGTTGCATCATATCGTGCTGCAAACCCAGGTTCTAAACTTAAGATGGCTGTTACAACAAAACCATCAAAGTTAAAGAAAGGTTCCAAAGCTGCAAAAAGACGTAAATCTTTTTGTGCAAGAATGGAGGGTATGAAGAAGAGAAGAACAAGTGCAAAGACAGCTAGAGATCCTAACTCTAGAATAAATAAAGCTTTGCGTAAATGGAACTGTTAGTATATAGACTATTTTAATGAGAGATGAGACTGCGATCTACATAATCTTGAAAAGGATTAGAACGCGCAAGGAAGAGTTGAAAGAAGTCATAGCAGCTGGATTACCTAGCTGGGATGAATATAATAAAACCGTAGGCGAATACAAAGCCTATGCAATAATGGAACAGGAGATTCAAGACCTGCAGAAAGATGAGGAAAACGATGACAGACAAGGAACTACCGAAACGTAGATTTGCGTTAGAAGAAAAAGATTTGTCAGTAGAAGCTGACGCAAACAATAAAGTAGCAGAAGAAAAAGAGAATAGATTTCTTAAAAAAATACAAGAAGATGCTACGAAAGACATAGAGCATTTACCCACAGAAAAAGTATTAGAACGTTTACCTAACCCAACAGGTTGGCGTATGTTGGTTTTACCATACAAAGGACAAGGTAAAACTAAAGGTGGTATATTGCTTACAGATGAAACTCTGGAAGAACGTGGGTACACAACAGTTACTGGTTTGGTTCTTAAAATGGGACCAGACTGTTACAAAGATGAAACGAGATATCCAAACGGACCTTGGTGCAAAATTAACGATTGGATTATATTTGGTCGTTATGCAGGATCTAGGTTTGGGATAGAAGGTGGTGAAGTGAGAATACTTAACGAGGACGAGATAATTGCTGTGGTAAAAGACCCAGAGGATATCTTGCAATTTAGATAAACAGGAGGATAAATGCCTGCAGACGCACAGCCAAAAGTAGAAACACAAGAATCAGCTGACGCTAAAATGATTGATTTACCATCTGATGGTCCATCAGTTGATGTGGAAATACCAGAAGCAAAAGAAACTGAAGTCGTACCTGAACCACAAGAACAAGAAGTTGTGGTAGAAGAAAGTGCATCTCAAGGAGAGATGGATGATTACGGCAAAAAAGTTCAATCCAGGATTGATAAACTAACTAAAAAACTACGAGAATCTGAAAGAAGAGAACAAGCTGCAATAGAATTTGCTCAAGGATTACAATCAGAGCAAACTAAACTGCAACAAAAAGCAAAATTGCTTGACACAGGTTATGTAAATGAATTTGCATCACGTGTTGAGGCTCAAACAGCAGAAGCTAAAAAACAGCTAAAAGATGCTATGGATACTGGTGATATAGATGCACAAGTAGAAGCACAGCAAAAGATAGCACGTTTAGCTGTAGATGCTGATAGAGCAAAGAAAAGCTTAGATCAACGTGAAAGGTTGAAAAAAGAAATGGAGGCACGTGGAGTTGATCCAAATCAACCACAAATGCCTCAACAAGCTCAACAACAAGCTCAACAACAACCAGCAGCTCCACCTGATCCCAAAGCAGAAGCTTGGGCAGATAAGAACGAATGGTTTGGAACAGATGAGCCTATGACACTCACATCCTTTTCAATTCATAGAAAATTAGTTGAAGAAGGATTTGACACGAAGTCAGATGAGTATTATAGTGAGATTGACAAAAGAATGAGGGATACTTTTCCTCATAAATTTGAACAAGTTTCTACGCCTACGCAAACTGTTGCTCCTGCAACCAGAAGCACACAGCCAGCCAAGCGCAAAGGTTCTGTGAGACTCACACCATCACAGGTAGCCATAGCAAAAAAACTAGGTGTGCCACTAAGCGAATATGCGAAATACGTGAAGGAGTAGGCATATGAATACAAATACAAAAACTAAACTACCGTCACGCGAGTCTGAAACCCGAGTTAAAACCGAACGAAGGAAAGAATGGACTCCACCATCACAGTTAGATGCACCACCCGCACCAACTGGTTTTAAACACCGTTGGATTAGGGCCGAAACAATAGGACAGATGGATTCAAAAAATGTTTCCGCTAGACTAAGGGAAGGATGGGAATTTGTGAGAGCAGATGAATATCCTGACATGGAATGGCCACAAATGGAATCGGGTAGATATCAAGGTGTTATTTCTGTTGGAGGTTTGATGCTAGCAAGAATTCCTGAGGAAATTGTTGAGCAACGTAAAGCTTATTTTGCACAAGTAACGCAAGATAAAGATGATGCTGTTGCAAATGATCCACTTAAGGACCAACATCCTAGCATGCCTGTACATAATGAAAGCAGGCGAACTCGCGTAACATTTGGTGG